GAGAACATTATTGGCCGTCTGGGAGTTGGCTGTGTTCTTGGTGGAATAGCGCGGGGAGAAACCGGTGAAGCGCTCTGGATTGGTATGCTGGTTGCCGTAAATGATGGTTGATGCGACCTGCTGCGACATACCCTCGAGGAAGGCCTTGACTTCGGACAAGCGGAACTCGGCGGTGTTACCGTTGAGATCAGCGATGTCCTTATCGATGACTGCGTAGGTTTCAAGGTTGCCGCAGGTGTCAACGATCTGTGCGGTCGTTGATTTGGCATTCGGCACGCCGGTATTTAGCAAGCGCCACGTTGCCTGCGGAAGTCCGGTGCGAACCGTGGTTTTGTGGCCGGTGGGAAGGTTGCCTTCCATCACCAACATGTCGTCAAGAATTTCGTTTGTCTGGGACAGAAGTTCAATGATACTGGCTACCCTATAGCCATCATCCATTCTTTTGGCCCAATCAGCATAGGTAAGTGCGGTAGAACCAATCGTTGCCATTTTAAGAGCCCTTTGAGAGTGTGATGCGGTTTACTGATCTGAGCATTTGCTGTTCATCCCTATCAGGGCTCATTTACCGCGACAAATTCGGATACATTGCTGCTGCCAGCGAGGGTTTGGTATCCTTACCGGGTGCGGCTTGGCCCTCAGCCGAAGGTCCGCCACCTGTAATGTGTTTGCCTTCGTTTACCAATTTGGCAAAACCATAGAAGGCTTTAATGAATGCGGGGTTGTCCCCTGCGCCAGTGAAATCCATAGCCGACCGAAATTCCTTCACCACGTCGGGAGGAAGATGGGTGTAGGCCTTGCCGATTTCCTGTTTGACTGCGTCGATCTTCGGACCGAGTTCTGGGTCTTTGTTGACCTGCTCAAGCCATTGTTGACGCTGCGTTGCAATTGCATTGGCGATGGTCTCGTTGTTGGACTTATCCCGGGTGGCCTGAAACTCAACCAATTTCTGGGCCTGTACCTGAGTGAGGCCTAGTTCTTTGAACACAGCCTTTGCGGAGTCTAGGGCTGCAGCATCAACAGCCGCACCTTCGGGTAAGGTGAAATCGGTGTATTCTGGCGGAACAGCCGGTGCAGCAACTGCAGGTTCAGCCGATGTCTCCTGCGTCTGCGTCGGGGTCTCCGAAGAGGTCTGGCTCGTCAGGGGCTGTGTATTGTCCACTAGAGTCCCCGTTGTATCCCGGGCTGTCGGATCGTTCGCCAGAATTGGATCGGGCATAATTTGCTTCCTTCATCATTTGAGTAAATAGATCGGGGCAGTTTTGAACAATGTCGGTGTAGACTTTTAAGCCGATGTTGCGCTCGCCTTTGGAGTAGGCCTCTCGAAGAGCATCACCACAGAATGGATCAGCGAAGATGTGGCAGCTTTCAAGGAAGTCGTAGAACCATGCTCGCCCTTGTGGGATTGACATAGCGCCAACGAGATAGTTGATTCGTGCAACCTCACGAAGTTTAGCTGCCTTTTCTGCCGCACGAATGTCTTTGCGATTGCCAGCGTCGTACATCAGTGCACCGTATGAATGATAAAACCATCAGTATAGGCTGAGATCCATTCGCTGTCGCTGATCTTTGCCACAAAGCTCACGGCTTTATCCTTGTCTGTGGTCAATTGGTTTTGTTCGTCGAGCAATGTCGTCACTGGAAGAATTGCTCCGTCGCTGCGTTCAATGATATACATCACACGCCTGCCTTTCCGCCTGCGGGACCTTGCCCGCCTGGACCCGAGCCTTGACCAAACATTGCGGCCAATGCGTTTTGGCCTCCACCAACGTCTGTTTGCGATAGGTTTTTCGCTCCCTGCGATAGTTGTTGAGCGATCTGTGCTTGCTGGGCTTGTTGTTGTTGTTGGGCTCGCTGCTGCCGAATTGTTTGCAGGGCCTGTTCACCACGGATGATTCGTGGGTTATTCTCGAGAAGGGAAGAATATTCCTCTACAGCTGCATCAACATCGATGTTGTCCATGACTGAAGGATCAACTCCGACCAAACCACCAACGACTTGGAACAGGCGTTCAATACCAGCTGCGGCGGTTGCTTGTTGTGCCCGAGCTAACATCGAAACGAATTCAATGTTCATCATCTGGCCCTGTACTTCTGGTGGTGCGGGAGGTAGAATTCCAGCACGCTGTGCTATGGCCCAGACACGTTCTATGATTGGCTTGAGACCTTCGTTGTCGATACGCTCTAGCACAGGACCAAGCATCACAAGGGATTCACTCTTGCGTAGGTCCCATTCAACCGCAGTGACATTTGAGCGGGTTTCATATTGTGATGCCACCTGCAGGACATCGTTGAAGAAGATTTTCCCTAGGCGAGCTTTGACTTCGTTTAGGTCCTCGGTGATTTCTTGCACCGGGAATTTACTGTCGTAGACCGAAGCAAGCCCGGGTTTGCCGGAGGCGGTATAACCACTAACATAGGTTACTCCACCCGGGGTTAGATTGGCGGGCTGGTTCTTGAGTTGCACATCTGCGACCAACGGTGGGTTGACCATCTTGTCAATGGCCTGAGCCTTACGTCGAGTTTCAAGCTGAACTTGCTTTTGGTCGGGGAGTCCATCCATGCCGGGGCTGCGGCCATATGGATCGTTGGAAACAATATCCCAGCGACAGGTGATGTTGGGGCGCTCGTAGAAACCAGTCTTACGAAGGAAGCCGGGTGGACTAGCTGCACCACCCTGCGGCGAGGTTGATCCACCCCATTCCCAATAGGCTTCTCGATAGGCAAAGCGTTTACTAAAGCCGAACTTTCCAGCAAAGCTATCGTTGTTGGGTTCGATAGAATGGGCAACGATGAGTTCACGGGCTCGATTGGCACCTTTTGGATTAAGGTAGAGTTGTTGAATTGGATCAGAACAATTTTCAAGTCCAAATTTATTAACGCAGGCATCTACCGTCAAGGTGAATTCACGGTAGAAAGTTGTTGGACGATAGTTGCCATCGATATCGACGTAGAATTCACCGAGGCATGGATTGATGCAGCAGATGACTTCTTTGAAATCTTCATAGATTAAGAGTGAAGCGGTGCCGAAGATGACAAGATCATGATAGAATGTTGCGATAGAGGTGTAGAAGTTGCTTTCGGCGAAGATCAAATACAACAGCCGTTCGCATTCATAGAGCCACAGACCAGCCGGAGTTGGCTGAGTGCTGTCGAATTTACCGATCTTAAGCTTGAACCATTTCGCGGTGGGAGAGGACTTACCAGAGACAAGCCCGGAGGCCAAGTTGCGACTGACAATACACCCGGTTGAATCGAGGATATGTTGGTTTATTGGCGCACCCCGAGCCATTTGATTTGGGGTAATGAGCCATTTATATCGCCGAGGGAGGTAATAATCTGCAAGCTCACGCCAATGCACCCACCAAGAATAGCGGTTCACACGCAGGCTTATCAAGCGTCCTTCGACGTAGGAGCGATAGGCTAAGTCTTGGTTTGAAATTTGTGGCATTAGCTTACCGAGTTGGCTTCTTGGGTTTGGGCTGGGCGATTGGTTCGCTTCCGGGTTGCACCAACCTCCCCTCCGAATGCATCTGCGTCGCAGCCATCAGCGCAAAGTTTGGATCCAGGCCTAAGGACTGTGCGGATGCTGGAGCAGACTGGCCTAAGGACTGTGGGGTGATTGGTACGATCATATCATTGTCCTAACAAGGTTGCTTTTCCAGCTTGCCCCGATGCAACTGCCGGAGCCGTGGTACCTGCAGAACTCAGGAATGTTGGGTTCTGCGTTTTGCTTGATCCCTGCGGATTTCCGGCCGGTTGCTGGGATGGCGGCGGAGTAGGTGTGGTCACTGTCGGAGAGACCATAACCTGCGGGGTTGGTGATTGGGCTGGCTGAACCATTAGGCTGACATCCTTTCGGGTGAGTAGGGATCATATTCGAACTCAACAAGGGGCTTGGTTTGGAACTCACTGCCGGCGTGAACACTTGGTGCAATTGCATGGGTGAAGGTCAGGCATAAGGCATCAATATCGTCAAGGCTGATGCCATAGCCATCTTCATCGACTAGGTCTTCTTTCTTCTCGAGAATAATTTCATCTCGAATATTGAAAGTGTAGCGAATAGCGAGCATCTGTTTTCGGAGTTCAGGATCGGACGGAAGACAGCCTGTCTTGAGCCAAGCACGACAATTGCCATACATAGCTGCTCGATTGTTAGCGTACTTTTCTCCGGTGTTGCCCCAGATGGAGTTGTAGATGATGTCTTTTCCACCGAACTGCACTTCATAGCAATGCAATCGTTTCTCGCGGATGTTATCCACAACACCACCACCGACACCGCCACCGTCAACCATGATCCCATCCGCACGTAAGTTGGTTGAGGTTTGGAACACACGCTCAGCAAGTTCTACAGTCGATAATCCATGATATCTACTACGTTCGATTGTTCGTGCATCACGTCCCTTTCTGGGGAAGATAACACTATCATTGGCACCATACCGAGCCACGTCCACCCCCAAGACAAGCGGATCGGTGGGTTGGATATAGATTTCTCGAGCCATAGCTGCATCGATATCTTCGGCGGAAAAGAACTCCAGCAAACCTTTCCGCGGGAATTGCCCCAATACGCGAATGCGAGTGATATCATTGTCGAGTCCATAAGCATCGATCCAATATTGACAGCGGGCCTTGTTGGTGATTGCGACTGTTCGAGAATCGATCTGTTTGCTTTTCCAGTATTTATCGAACTTGCCGCCTTCGAAGCATTCACGGAATCGACCGGTATTGCGGGTGGGGTTGCCGAAGACGAGCCAAATGATTTCGGTATCGCTGTCGGTTAAGGCGCCTTCGGCTGTTTCCCATATCACATCATCGATAGATGAGGCTTCGTCGAAGATCAACAGCAAGCGTTTGCCTTGATTGTGCAACCCAGCGAATGCATCTGGATTTTTCTCGGACCATGGGATCATGTCAATGCGCCACGTGCGTTCTCGGGCAGGGTCCTTCGAGAACAAGGCTGTGGCGGTGAGGGAGAAATGATCCCGGGTGAAGAAGCACAAGTTGAACCATTTACCAAGCTCGGCCCATGTTTTGGTCTTAAGCTGTGTCTCGGTATTAGCGGTTACAACCCCGCGGGTATCTGGAAGGGTACAGAAGGCCCACAAGATGATCCAGGCCACAGTAGCTGATTTACCAATTCCATGGCCACTGGCAATTGCAATTTGCACAGCTTGGTTTAGGTCAACCACACCATCTCTGATGTCGTTCATGAGTTCAATCGACCATTCATCTGGGCCGAGGAACTTTTCCAAAACTGTGCCCTTTACGCCCCATGGATATGCACCCATGGTGAAGGCGTATGGGTCTCCGCGGACTGAAGCAAGCCAGCCAAGAAGTTGAGCATTGATTTCGGTTTCGGAATTCATGTAGTGCTCAATTTGGAGTGTGGACGGTGGCTATGATGTAGATAGAGCCACCGCCCACTAAATTACGCAGCCGGAGTGGAGGGATCAACAACCACAGCCGGAGTCAACGTAGCGACATCAGCTGCAATCTCAGCGGCGTTGGTGGTCTGCGTCGCAAAGATTTCATCGATCTGCGCCTGCTGGTCAGCCGTCAAGCCGGAAACAGCGGAAAGTTTCGTCTGAATGAGCACCTTGAGACCATCAAGAGCGGCCGTCTGTGCTTTTTCATTGGCAAGAACTTCGTCGAGGGTATGAGACATTGCATGGACCTTCTGGTTAAGGGCATCAAGCCCGTGTTTGAGATCATTGATCCCAATGGGGATTGACTCAAAGAATTTTGGTAGTGTTTCTTCGAGCCAAAGCAATAGCGCTGTCATTTACGTTTTCCGCCCAGTGAATGCGCCAGTTTGCGGATTATAGATTGATTGTCCATGAGCGGGGATAAAGCCACCACCAGAGTCACGAACAATCGAACCATCAAGGAACTTTACAATGAGATTATCAGAGGCTAGTTTTGCAACCTCTTGGATCTCTGCAGGGGTAATGCCACTGAACAATCTCAGTGCAGGAATGAATGCAGCCAGAGTTGAAATATCCAGTAGAATAGGCAAAGCCTGTGGACTGGCTAGCCACTGCAATGCCTTGATTACATCATCACCTGCATCGGGGTGCGTGATCATGGGACCACCTGCACTCCACCACCAGCTTTGGCTTGGGCTGGTGAGATGACCTTATTGTTGGTATCGAACGGGGCTTGTGTCGCGATAGACGTTGGCACAACAACAGCCTGAACAGATGACAGTGCTGAGGCTGCGGCAATCACTTGGGTTGAGGTATGACCCCATGCGGACCAAGCAAAACCAGCGAGTGAAACAACAATGCCACCAAACATTGGAGCAAACTCGCTGGACAAGCCGAATTTGGTAGCAAGTGCACCACCACCAGCGATGGCGATATTCCGAATGAGCGCTTGAATTTGCGGGTCCATGTATGGCTCCTATTTGCCGAGACGGGATGTTAGGTAGGTAAGAATTCGGCTTTGCGCAACTTGAGGCATCGATTCGAGTTCATTAAGGATGAGTTCGATCAAGGATAGTTCTGCATCTGCCTTTGAGGGAATGGGCGTTGGTTTTGCTACAGAAGTTGATGGCGGTGCCGATTCTGGTTGTGGTATTACAACACAAGCAGATGGCACAACAGATGGAACAACCTGAATCAATTCCACAGCAATGGCCAATGCTGCTGCAATTTCCTTTGCATGATCCGCTGGGTTTTCGTAATCAGCCACAAAGATCGGAATTATTTGATCGTAGGTAAGATTTGGATTTGTAATTGCAGCCCAGACCTTGGGGTAGCTGTTTGCTGCTTCAGTTAATACAAATAACAATTGGGTGTTGACCAAAGCAACATCAAGACCTTTCGTGGACGCAAACGCAGCGAGTGCGGCTTGTCGAGGACCATTCCAAGATGCAATACCATAAGCGCCGGATGGATTGAGCACACCGGGTGTCTCTGTAGATTGTATCCCCTGTGAGCCGGGCTTAAGTGCGCTTTCATAATACAGGCACGAAACAATAGTCACTGCAGCATGACGTGAAATTGGATCTGGTTGGCTGAGGTAAAATTTACAGGCATCAATAGCTGGTTGATGGACAGTCATATCAATGTGCCTTTAGTAAAGTGGGAACATGGCAGAGGTTACGATTGGGCTGACTACTGGTGAAATC